GCGCTAGCTTGAGTGTCTCCTCATAATTGGCCTGTGCCGCCCGGAGTCGCTCGGTCGGCGATCCACCGACTTCCGCGCGTGTAAATAAGCCCTTTACAAAATCGACGATAGTACGAGCAATACTGTTGAGTTTCTCTTGGGCGCGTCTTTGTTCTTCGAGTTGTTCCTCTTGCGCGCGTCTCTGTTCTTCGAGTTGTTGATTGTTGGCTTCGATTTGTTCCTGCAAAGCCTGGTCATTGAAATCTTTAACGATCTTTGCGCGTTCAGCAGCTAGCGCCATCTCAAGTTCGACAATCGCCTCACCGCCAGCGCGTATCTCAGTCTCGCGCTCGCGTTGCGCTTGCCGATCAAAAAGTGCCAGCTGTCCTTCAAGTGTCGTCGGATCAATCGTCGCCTGAAACAATCGATCTTGAAATGATTCCTGCCGCCGCAACACTCTTTCAGCGAAGTCATTAAGGATTTTAAGACGCTCAAGTGCCAGCGACTTCTCAAGGTTACCCATTGCCTCGCCGCCAGCCTTTGCTTCCTCGAAGCGCGCAGTATAGGCGCGAACCTCAAATGCCTTAAGCGCGCCTTCCAGCGTATTCGTGTCGAGCAGCGTTGTTTCCGCTGCCGCTTCAAATGCCCGCGCCCGAGCCTGTGCTGCCTCTAGCTTTGCCGCCGCTTGCTCGGCTGCTTGTGCAGCCGCCGCGATTGAGGCCGCGATCGCTTTGTCATCGTCATCATCACCCCCAAACAAACTACCAAGCAAACTGACGCCAACGCCAAGACCAGCGGCAAGCAGACTTCCGCCCCCAAACAAGCCGCTTGTTCCGCCGCCAGATATTGCCTTAGTGAGTGAGGTGCCTAGATCTTTGATGGCGCTAGATGAGATGGATTGCCCAAGACTCTTCAACGCACCCGACAATGCATCAGTCGCACTCTTGCCGTTAACCATTCCTTGAACAAACGTATTGAGAAAATCGCCAGTCAGATCCTGTGCTTCACGAATACGATTATTGAACCGGAGCTGCGCCGCTTCTGCGCTGTTGATTGCATCAGTTACGCTTGGATAAATGTCCTTGAGCCGCTCGGCGATTTGTTGATCTTCACGTGAAAAGAAAACGGTCTCGGTTTCACGCGCTAACTCTTGACGTAATTTAAGTTGTTTCTCGGCGAGATCGTTGGCCTTCTGGCCAGTCGTGTAGGCGTCCTCGGCCGCAGCAGCCTCATTTTTGAGCCCGTCGAGCCGCTTCTGATCAATCGGAATACCTTTCTCTTTGGAGATACGCTCGGCTTCGAGTTGAATTTTCAGCCTCGCCGTTTCGCCAGCTGACTTGCCAATCGATGCTGCTTCCTGCTGTCGTACCGCGATGTGATCCTTGGTGCGCTGAATGAATTTTTCCATCTCATCGACCGGCAATGGAAAGCCAAGCTCTTTCATTGCTTTTAGATCGCCAAGAAGAGCTTGAACTTGCAGCCGGATCAAACGTATGGCTTCTGCAGCGTTACCAGCTTGCTCGGTATTATTGATGAACTCCTGTGCTGCTTTTGCCAATTCGGGATTAGTCTTGATTGCAGCTGCGCCGATTTCAGCAACCTCTTTGCGCAGCGCTATGACATCCGTTGCATCGCGAGCACTCTTATTAAAGCGATTAATGGCATTATTAATTTCATCAAATGCCCGTTTGGTGCGTTCCGCATTTTCAATCTGAAGAACCCCCGGTACTCCAGGAATTTCAGAAGGCACTGAAGTCGGCGTTACTACAGTTCTTTGCGTCTGAACCCGAAATGTCGCAAGCTGTTTAGTCAATTCCGCCAACTGCTCCTGTAATTTCAATTGAAAAATCGCTCGATTGGCGTCCAAGAACGCAGTCGCTCCCCGGGCTGCTTGATTGAAAGCGGTAGTGATCTCACCCAATAATTTCTTCTGATCTTCCAGTACCTGGGTCGAGAACCGACCGGTTTGATTTAGCGTGAGATATACCGCCACTAATCCACCAATTGCGATAATTAATCCACCAACAGCAAGCGTGACTGGGTTCAAGAACGAAAGAAATTTCTGCCCCCACTGTGCCAGTGTCAACTGCGACGATGTGAACACGTCAGCAATTTGTGAGCCTTGCTGAATCAATACCAAGAACGGTGATTGTCCCGATGCCAAGCTGACACCGACATCTTGGATCTGACGTGAAAGATTGATCAATTCAAAGCGTGAGGCCTTCGAAGCAGTCGCCGACTGATTGTGCAGAATAATCGAGCGCTGCATTAGATCTGCGGCGCGCTGTTCTGAAACTAGGCCTTGTGCGCGGGCCGCATCAAGAATCTTCTGCGTTTGCGCCAATGCTTGCTGCGCGCGAAACTCCTGATCATATCGCTGTTGCAGTTTCTGATACGCTCGTTCGACCGAGAGCGTTGCCTTCTCTTGCTTCTCGGAGGCGACAGTAACACCTTCCATCTTGGTCGCGACGGAAGCAAGTTGCCGCTCGACCTCGGCTATTCCCTCCGCGCTGCCACGGATGGTGATGGTCTTGATGACGTTGAGGGTGGTCGGCATTAGCGCTTTTGTGCCCGTGCTTTCAGTCGAGCAAACATACGATGCTGCTCAGGAATATCAGAGATCGCTACCATCTCGGTCTTCGTATCCTTGGTAGAATTGATAAGGGTTAGATATTCGGCGTCGAGACCTCGAATGATGCCGAGAAAGAAATCAAACTCGTCGCGACTGACGATGTCGTATTCGTCGGCGAATAACCTGATCGCGGAATACGGGATCGGCCCGATGCCCATGCCGATCGCTCGCTCCGAGCTGAGTAAATGAAACGCATCCCAATAGAAGAATTCTAGCTCGGATAATTCCGGCTGCTCATAAAGTTGAGTCGGTGGCTCCTTGCCATCCTCTATGAGTTTCAGCCAGTGCCGGACTTGCGCTCCCCATCTGTTGCTCCAGCGGAGAGCTTCGGCAAGTTTCCCAAGATTTCTTTTTGCTCCTCGTTGGTCTGCTCGGCAACAATAGTCGCAGCCCACACCACGCCGTCGCGAAACTTGCGGTACTCCGGCTCAGTCAGAAGCTTTTCTGCCAGCTTCTTGTCGTATGGAATAGGCTTACCATCGTCCTCCTCCAAGCCATCCCAGTCGAGCAGGCAGGCATTGAGCAAACATTTCGTCTGAATACGATCTTGCTCGTCGGGGTCGATCCGCCCCGCCAGCCGTTTCTTGCGTGGGGTTGCATCGATCAGCTTGGCCTGCAGGCGTCGCCAATCGGAGTTGTTGATCCCACGCACCAGGAGCTTCAAGCCTTCCAGCTCGGGAACATCCTCGACCCAAGCGCCTTTCTCCTGGCGCTCGGAGTCAAGGGCAATGTCGCTGAGTTTCATGTTCAGTACCTCCTTGCTGAACAGTTACGCCGAGACCGACGGCGCGGTGAACAGCTCGCTATCCACCAACACGTTGAAATTGCTGCGAACGATGTTGTCGTTGGTGCCGATGTTCTTGCGCCGCGATGCCACTAATCCACGGAAGTAAATTTCCGTGTTGGTGAACGGTGACCCCGGAGAGTCAGGCAGCGTGATACGGAAGGCGTACCTAGTGCTGGTTTGCTCTGCCGTTTCCAGAGCGAGCTGCCCTGCGTCAAATGGGTCGTGCCCACAGACGAGGGCCATCGTTCCGGCATCACGAGCACCTTTGGAGTGTCGCACTCGCGCATCGCCGATGGCGGCAAAAGTGACGTCGTTTGCTTGATCGCCAAATTCACCGACCGACTCGATCTGTCCGATTTCTGTCCACCCCGACAGAGCTTGAAACTCCGCCAAGGTGTCTGCCGCAGTTTGGGTGACCTGCGGGCCAATGTAGACTTTGGTACCCGACGCAGTAATAACAGCCATGGGTCAACTCCATGCAAATGCTGTCGCCCCCCACAGCAGTGGGTCGTGAATCCCTTCAGAGTGGGCTTGCTCTAGGGAAAAGGGTGCCGGTCTTTCCCGGCTGTCAGGGGCGGGCGCTTGTGCGCTCCGAGTCCACCACTCCGTCTTGCGACGAAGCTCTTCTTAAGGAATTAGTGCCGTAGTGTATTCGTAGCGGTAGCGGACGATAATCGCGTAGCTGACCCAATCGCCTTCTTCGATAGTGTCATCGATGATTGGACCGCTCGTCTCAAAACACTGCACGCCATCAAAAGTCACTTCTCGAAATAGCGCCGCGAGGCTATCGCTCCATTCCAATCCCTGCGATTGGCCGATGCCGCGTCGCACATTCAAAACAAATCGGATTGCTCCTTCTTCCCAGAATATCCTGTTGACCACGGGCTTAGCGCCGTTAACCACAGGATATTGATGCACCAGAAAGGCATCAAGATCAGGAGGATAGGCATTAGTGTCATAGTCAACGATCACCGTTGCGGTCCAGTTTGCCGCGAGCCTTGCTTGCACTGCATCTGCAACTGCCTTTGCCGGCATTACACCTTCCCTCTGATAATGATTGCCGGATTTCGGTTTGAGGCACGATCACCGGCTTTGCCGCCGGCAATGACACCTTCCAGAACCGTACGATACGAGAAGGTGATGCGCGCCAGGTTGCGGAACTGTTGCTGTGCAAGATGCGCTACCGCCTGATACACTCCATCGGGTGCCTGCGGGGACAAGCCCCGCTCAATTTTCCTCGCGTACGGAACCAGATTGACGAACACATATTCCTCGGCAACCGGTATCTCTGGTCCGATCGGAAGGACTTGACGCCCGTCAGCAAACAGCGCGTGAGACTCCCGATAGCGCCCGGTTCTTACTGGCGAATGCATTTGCAGCTGACTGTGAATCCAAAGGATCGTCTGCCCGACCAACTCGAAGTCAGCGACGATGACATTCTTGACGGATGTAAGCGGAGCATTCCTGGTGCCATCAACGAAGATCGTAACTGGCGGATCGTAACCGAGCGCCTGTCGATTGATCGTCTTTGCGTCTTCTATCTCTTCACGCGCAAACTCAGCAAACGTTTACTGGCGCTGCTGCGGCGATTTGAGATCGTCAAGCAGTAGCTGAATGTCTCTCTGGATCGGTTGAACTCGCGCTCTCAACGGCATAGGCAAAAACTTTTCCAAGCGGGATATAGGGATACTTGATCAGC